AAACAAGAACTGACGAAAAATTCAGCGGCAAGAATCACCAAGACAAATACACTAACAAAGATTTCAAATGCTCGGATCGTGGTTCTCCATGAGTTTACAAAAACCTCAACCGCTAGGATTATTGGAACTGGACAACTAACCAAATTTTCAGATGCAAAAGTGATTTCAACCGTCACGCATCAAGTAACAAAGAACAGTGATGCGCGAATAAGAAAAGTCCAAGAGCGCATGATACTCTCTAACGCAAAAATTATAGGCACTTTTACAAAGGAAAAGCTGATCACATCAGATGCGCGTATAGAGGCGTTGCCACATGAAGTGATCTATTTGCCAATTACGTTAAAGGTGAAAAAACCGTGAGTGAAAGGATAAAATTAAAAGTCAAGAAACGAGATATTAAGCTGAAGGTAAGGGCTAAAGCATGAGCTATGTTTCTGAATTGAAACTTAAACAAAATGATTATGGTAATGACCTGGAGTTTCAAATGACAGACGCTGAAGACAATCCAGTTGATCTAACAGGGGCCACAGTCAAAGTGATAATCGCTGAGGAAGGCGCCACAGAACCAAAAGTTGAGCGGAACGCCACAATCACTGATGCAGAAAACGGCCTCATCAAAATCACAGTTATTGACGGTGACTTTGACGAAGCACCAAAGGACTATCTAGTGGAAGCCGAAGCAACCTATCTGGACCGTGTTGTGTCAAACGTGGAGTTTCCAATATTAAAAATCATTCCAGAATTGGCGGAGACATAAACATGACCTATTGCAAATTAGCCGATGTTAAAAAAATCTTACAGATCACTGAAAGCACTTGGGACACCCAGATAAACAGCTGCATACCAAGCGCTGACGGCCTTGTTGACTCGTTTCTAGCAATCCACGACTTAACCGTTCCTTCTCCAACACCACAAAACATAGTTGACGCGAGCGCACATTACGCGGCATGGTTATACCGCAAAAGACAAGATCCCGCTGGCACAGACGCATTTAAAACTGAAGCGGAAGTTTTCTTAAATATGTATCTAAATTCTGTTGTGGAAGTGCCTGCGAAAATCGGAGAAATGGATTTAACATGAGTATCAGAATCGAAGCAGATACACGCAATGTAGAGGCTTATCTCGCTGAATGCGCTGAAAGGCAACCTGAAATAGTGCAAGCATGGAAACAAGAAGGTAAACAGCTTGTCATGCAAGAAATGCGCTTTAGGGCTCCAATTCGCAGTGGCTTTCTCCGAGAAAGCATCATAACCGCTGAAACTCCAGATGGTTTTATGGTTTATCCAACAGCTAAATATGCTGAGTATGTGGAACGCGGAACTGCACCACACACGATTTTTCCTTCAACTGCAAAAGTCTTGCGTTTTGAGTTACCTTCAGGAGCTGTTATTTTCGCTAAACATATGCATCACCCAGGCTTTGCAGGTAGATGGTTCGTAAGGAACACTTTTGAATTTGTGAAGCTCGAGTTGAAGCGACTGTATCAAGAAATTGTGGAGAGGCTCTTACAGTGACCGATCCAAAGGCTATTCGCAACCAAATTATAACAATCTTGAAGGATGCAGACCCTAAAAACGGTGATAATAAAAGCATAACACGTTGGGAAGAAGGTGAACCACCGAAACGGTCATGGCCAGGGTTCCCTTGGGGGTGGGTTGAATGGGCTGGCGGGCCTGTCAGTCCTCCAGTTGGAACCAAGGCAGAAATTTTTGACGGTTTCTACATAGTTGTCGTTGACAAGCATCTTATGGCTGGAAAAGCTGAAGACAGTGTTATGGAGTTTGCTGAAACCGTTAAAACAGCTTTAAAAAGTGATCCGACTATTGGAGGCTTAGTTGCTTTCTCATGGGTAAGCAACCTTGAAAAACAAAAAGTCTTTATTGAAAGTGAAGGTGATTATAGCTTCGTAGCCCTCAGAGTCACCCTATCAACTCGAAGGCGAGAATAGCCCTTCAGTGATAGAAAGGTGAAAACATGGGAACACGATATGTCGGATTAGGCAAAGAAGACACCTATGGTGACATGGTTGTTGCTGACCGCTGGGCTGAAGCCGTAGCCAGCATGAAGCCCGATCAAGGCTTTATTATTCCAAAGCCAGTCGCAAGTAGAGCTGATAGAAAACGAAATTTGGGTCCTTATCGTGCACGTGGAAACATAGGCGATTTTCCAGTTGAGCCCGAGAATATTATTGGAGAGTTGCTATACGGCGTCTTTGGAGGACATGCAGTTACAAACCCATACGCAGGCGTCTATTTGCACACGTTTAGCCCGGCTGACACGATTCCAAGCTACACTGAGCATCTTGGCGTTGAACTAAAAGAAAGACTCATCGGTGGCGCACTGATTGAATCTTTAACCGTTAAATTCGCCCATGACAATGACATCTTGGCAAACGCTGAAGTTTTCAGTGGTTTTACAGAAAGCAACACCACAATTCAAACTCCAACGATATCGCCTTTGCAGGCCTTAAACATGCAAAACGCCTCAAGCGTCCTAACTATTGCTACCGTGTCAAAGCGTAGCTTAATATCGGACTTGGAAATCAGCATAAAAAACAACATTCCATTCAACAAAGGGAGCTTGGCTGACAGAGAATTTTCAACCAAACGAATCGGTAAGCGAGATGTCACAGGCAAGCTAACCGCGTATTTTGATGACACAACTGAGTATGACCGTTTCTTAGCTGGAACAGAATTTACGTTGATAATCACGGCTTTAGGCCCATTAATCGCAAGCACATATAGATATCAACTGGGTTTTGAGCTTAGAAAATGCGCTTACACTGGAGGAACCCCAGACGTAAAAGCCCAAGACGAGCTACTTGTGATTGACGCTCCATTCAAAGCACTTTATGACACCACTGGAGGATTCAACGCTGAAGGCAAGGCAACACTGCAAAACGGAATAGCCACTTATTAGGGTGAGGTGAAAAATCCGTGAAGAAAGTCACAGTCAACGGAAGACAATATGAAGTAGAACCGTTGCCCCCTGCACTTTCTCCTCATATGCAGTTAATTGGTAAATTGCTTAAAACTCAACCTAACAACTTTGCTGAAGCTGAGGAAAACAGTAAAGAACTTGCCAAAGCATTCGAGAAAATCTGGACTGAAACAGTTAACCCGAAACCCAAAATTGAAGATCAATACGCGCTTTTCAATATCCTTAACGAATTAACAGGGGAGATCCAGAAGTCAGCAAACAAATTTCGCTCTAATCCAAGACGGAACACTTCAGAAGGCAGCCTTTCTCAGTCTGATACTTCACATGCGTCCAAGTGAGATTTTAGAAATCTATGAAAACTCTGCTTGGCGACTTGAATTTGACTATACCCTCTTAAGCAATGAAATACAACGAATTAGTGAGGGAAAAGAGGAATCAACCGACGAGAAAATTGAAAGGTTAAAGGAGTTGAAAAAACAACGTCAACAGTTACAATCTCAGCAAACTTAGAAGGTGTTGAACAAGTCACCAGTGGCTTTGATCGCATGGGTGATTCAGCAACCTCTATGGGTAACAAAGTATCGAATGCTTCGAAAAACATTGATACTAACTATAGAACTCTCATGCTTTCTACTGCAGGAGTAATCGCAAACAGCATCCAACTCGGCGACATAATGGATCGCATGGCAAGAGGACAAATGGATGTCAGCAGAGGAGCCTTGTTATTGTCAATGAACTTTCTTCAACTTACCTCTATGCTTCAACGGTTAGCCACAGCTGAACATATAGCCACGATCGCAAGTTGGGCGCACACAGCAGCCAAACACGCAGAAGCAATAGCCATAGGCATTGTCCACGCTTTAAGTGGTCCTTGGGGATGGGCAATCCTATTAGGTGCAGCTGCAATGGCAGCTACAGTTTACAGTTTAGCAAACACTATCCCAAGTAAACAAGCTGGAGGGCTAATAACTCAGACGGGGCCTTATCTTTTACACGCTGGCGAATATGTAACGCCGAAAGGTGCACATTCCATAACTGTTAATGTTTATGGCGCTGGGTCTCCGCAAGAAACTGCTGATTCTATTATTGATGCCCTGCGGAGGCACGGAAGTATTTGACTGAGCTTTCCCCAGCGAAAGTAAGAGTTGAAATCTTCCGAGAACCTCTTTTCTTTGACGACCATTTCTGCATTAAAAACAGAGCATGGGCATTAACATCAGTTGGAACTTCAAGCATTTCAAAGGATGGCAAAACATTAACAGTAAATTCTGGCGATCAAACATATGGATCTGCTGACTGTGACTGCCCAGACTTCCTAAGCACTGGAGCAAAAGCCGAAATCCGAGTGATCAGCCTTACAGCCGGGAGAACTTGGCGATTTAACATCTATTATAGCGGTGCATGGCATAACGTGGGGGGCTATCAAAACGGAGTGGGCTTAATTGAGTTGACGCTGCCCTCTGGTTACACGGTCACGAAAATACAACTAACTGCTGATGGCGCCGCATGCACAGCTGTCTTTGACTATGTAGCTATCACAAAATATTCACCTATCGTGCCAGACATGGGTGACTTGGTTGAAGAACTCTCTGTCACACGACCACTTCTAAATAATGCTATAAGCGGCGCAAAACTGTCTATTCCAAATACAGGCGGAACCTATAACGGATTAATCAAAAACCATGACGTCATTCTAATTTGGATCGCGCGAGACAGCGCAAACCTTGGAGAAGTAGCATATAAAGCGTTTGGAGGGCGAGTTGTCACCCCGACAAATCGTGGAGAAAAATACGGAGACTTTTATATTGATTTAGACTGTCACGGGCATGCTTATGAATTGGATATCCCCCCCGCGCTTCTGCAAAAAATATACGTTGCCACGGCAGGGAGAACAATAATTGAGGAAGCTTTGAGCATCTGTAATTACTTGACCAGTCACCCCTTGACGCCATATTGGTTTGACAAGGACGGCTCAAGTGGAAGCACAGATGATCGGATTGGCAGCACTCATGACGCAGTTTATGATGAAGAAATACCCATGATTGTGATTCGTGAAATTTTGGAGAAAGCCAAGAATCCAAGTGCAGTTCAAGGGTTTGACGCCTATGAAACGCCAGATGGCTGTATTATTGGACATTTAAGGAATAGCCTTGATTTCTTAACGCAAGCACCAAGCATTTATCCTGACTCATATCAGAAAAGTGACGATTTGCATAGGGTAATAAACAACCAAATCGTTTATGGTGCTTTTGGCGGCCAGATTCCTTCATCCGGGCATTTTACAGACTCTCTTGACTATTGGGACGCACCCATAGGAACTTTAAGTTATGTTGCCCCTTCATATATTCGCTGCGACAAAGACGGCAGTGACCTTGTTGAATTTGGAAGGACCATGTCTCCTTTTGAGCATATCTCGGGACTTGAAAAGACAAGCCCTCTCAGCGCGGGTTCTATCTGGTTTAAGGCATTTACAGATCAGACCGTGGTTGCCTTTGTTGTTTTCCTTTTGGCCCCCGACGATTCAAACTATTTCTATCAAACTTTAAGCGTCACAGGCGGCTTAGAAACAAACGCAAAATTGAAATTGGGAGAAGATCAAGGATGGTCAGAGAACGGTTCACCAAATTGGAATAATATCAAGCAAGTGCGATGGACTGTCCAGGTAACTGCGCATCCTTTTTACGTATACATTCATGAACTCAAGTTTATAGGTTCTCGCTTTAGAGCAGTAGCTGAAGATAGTGCTTCTCAAACCAGTTATGGCGTTAGAACTGCAAAACCGATAATTGATGATGCTCTAACAAGCAACGCTGAATGTCAAGCTAAAGCCGACAGTATTATATCTGTTCAAAAAGTGCCTGTGGCGACGCTTTCAGACATACACATGGATGGAGACCATCGCTATAACCCGGGTGACAGCCAAGAGATTATTGTTGTCAATGACAGTTTAGCTGCATTCTACCGTATTGTCCAGATTAGGCACAGCGTCAAAGAAACAGTGTGGGATATGGTCATAACGCTTTCACATGAAACCCAGCAAGTTGACTATGTTTTTAAGCTGTTTCAAGAAGCTCAGAAATTGTTGGAAAGACGTGGTTGAGAACCACAACCTTCTTACGTGCTGCACACCTAACTATTTCTGGCATGACTGGAGGTGAACGCACTGCCAAAAAGAAAGGTGATAATCAGTCTTGCGCTCATCATTACTGCACTAGCTATACTGACAATGGCATGCAACGCGCGCCCAGTATTTGCTCAAGAAAACGTGACGTCAACTGAAATAGAAACAACGGATTGGAAGGCGATTATTATTTCAGCAACTGGGAATCCAGCGTTGCTCGCTGCGCTCATGACGTTGATCTGGAACATTGGAGGCTACATAGCGACTTGTCTGCATAACAAGAAACTTGAACCTTATGATAAAGCCAAACTGCTAGAAACTTTAACAATATTTGAAAGTGTTATCTTACTGCTTCAAGGTGTCGCTGGCTTACCAACTTCATGGGCTGCGACACTTGCGCTGATTCTAAACTTCACATGGTCATTCAAGAAAGCCGTATCAGACTTCACTGCAACTCTGGGCGCGTCAACTGAAAAAGAAAAGGATGCTAGTCCATCGAAGACTTAGCCTTGTGTGGTTGGGCTCTCTATCCCTTTTTTCTGTTGTTAAATTTTATCGCTGGGGTGACGCTTACAATAACCAGGTCTCTGATGTCTGATAGGAAACTTGCGTTTTTAGCCCACTGTTGAGCTTCTTCTTGCGCTGTTTCTGAGTCCTCTGCATCTATTAGCAATCTAACAGTGACATAATAAGACCTTGGTTTATTCGCCGTTTTTATTCACCTTTTTCTTACTTCCTTTGTTGCAGTTTTTCAAGCATAATTACAAGTGGACAGAATCTTGTTTGAATGCGTTTCCCTTTTGGGTTTGGAACAAGAACGATTACTGGCCGACTATTACATTCCTTAACTATTGGACAATTTTTACATTGTGGCATTAGCTTTGACCTCTCTTTTTTTGCTTTCGGAATTGTTTATTGTGAATCTCCAGAACTTGTGCTCTTGTCAGCTGCTTCCAGTCTTTAAGGAAAGCGGGGCGATCACTGTTTATGCCATAGTTGAAGCCACATTTATTACATTTCCAGATTAGGAGTGCTGGGTTCTCAAAGCTTGCTTCCACTTGCCCTGTGCAGTTTGCCATGATACATTGGTTAAGTTTTGTTTTTAAATCAGCTGCCATTAAGAACACCTAAGCCTCTTTGATTAGTTGTTTTAGTTTGCGGTTTTGCCATTGCCTCTCAGCAGCCCCAGCAGCCCTAGCAGCCCCAGCAGCAGCCCCAGCAGCAGCCCTAGCAGCCCCAGCAGCAGCCCCAGCAGCCCCAGCAGCCCCAGCAGCAGCCCCAGCAGCCCCAGCAGCAGCCATAGCAGCCCCAGCAGCCCCAGCAGCAGCCCCAGCAGCCATCTCTTTTTCTTTTAAAATCTTCAAATTCTCGCTAGAAGGATTCTTCAAATATTCTTCAGCAGCCACAATCGCCTCTCTAGGTCGCTGATCATTTGGATACTGTTTTTCAAATATTGGCAAAACATGTCTTACACATTCTATCGCAAACTTCCTAAGTATTACTATTGGAATTTCCTTAGTTAACCGCATTTTTTGAGCACAAAACTTGTCTGAATCTTTAAGAATTTTACCCTTTGCTTCACACATAAACCATCGATTGCCAAAAACATAGTTTAAGCTGTCAATAGGTTCATCGCAACCATGAAGGCCATACTCGCACAATTTAAGCGGATGCTCTTCATCAACTTGCAGTTTTTTCCATTCACCTATTGTCCACTGAACCATTCCATGTTCGCTCTTCAAATCTTCATCGACAAAACGATAACCCTTCACTCATTAAGCCTCCTTTTCTTTCTGCGCCTTCTCTATGACCACTTCGGAGTTGACAAGTCTGAACTGAACATGGTCGCCTGGTTGGACTTCTAAGAACGGGAGTATTTCTCGGATTAAAGCGATTTGAAAGTTTCTACTAATTTTCGCTTTTCCGAGAACTTTATCTTTACTCATTCTTGCAACCCCGTTAAAACCCGCTTAACCCAACGCATAGTTCTTTCGGTTTTTGGCTTCCCTAAACTGTTTGCTGTGAGTATCGCCACATCTACCAGGGTTTTCATGTTCGCAATAGCAGCTGTTAACAGTTTCTCTTCATACTTAACCAATGGATCGCTCATTTAGAACCGCTCCTCTTAGGTGATCTTCCTATTGTGGTGCCATTCTTAAAAACCCAATAGAAATAGTCACCTAACGTTGCCTTTCCAGATTTTTCTTGTAGATACTTCAAAAGCGCCTTAAAATCCAAACTATCCACATCTTCTGACGCTTCATATTTCTGCCCGGGTTTTGATTTGCTGTCTCGCCACTCCCATTTTATTTTTGTGATATCATAAGGCGCTTTCTTTGTTTCCATGTGAAGATCCTGTCGCAGTTTTGTTACTACTGCGTCTAAGCCATCGCAGAAAAGGCTTAGGGCTTCACGTATATCAGGTTCTTTAACTGATTCATTAAGCCCTCACTGGTTCCCAGTCCTCTTCACTGGGCTGCCAATTTGCTTGTAGAGGTTTACAAGCGCCGCAGTTACATAGAACTTCATTTGTCAAGCGATTGTATAGAACTTCACTACCACATACTCCGCAGTCCCATTTCCTTCTTAAAACACTCGCCGAAGAAAAATCAGTTTTCAACTGATCGGCGCAATTTTTAGGCTTTCCAGCTAAGCGTTTTTGCGCTCCACTGAATAAGCCTTGTTCAACTTTCTCTAATTTTTTTTCACTTATCACGTTGATTCCTCATGTAGCTATAGTCTCGCCTGCCTTTATAAAGTTTATGAATGTTTGATAAGCATAAAATTAACCTTTTTCCAGTAGAAACAGGGGGGTGTTTAAAGAAAAATCCATTGAAAACCTGAACCAAAACAAGAAGTTATATTTTATAGGTTTCAAACAGTGATAAAACAACAACAATATTTTATATAGATTCTTCCTTGTTCACCACTACCTTTTCACTTTCACTTTAACCTAACTCTCTCTCAGGGTGGCTTTCCCTCTTCAGCTAAAATCCAACTGTTCCACAACTCAAGATACTTCAACAAGGTTTTCCATTGCCTAGCCGCAACCAATATTCTTATCCTAGCTGGGATTTTTCGCAAGTCAAAGAACCTTAAGCCCCCTAAGTCTCTGTTGAAACGCAGAATCTTTGCGATGCTACTTGTGGATCTGGTGAATGCCCTGGCTAAAGCGCTTATTGTGTAGCCGAAGCGTCTTCTAAGAAACACAACTGCCGCAGCTTCTCTAGGTAAAATCGGGATTCTGCGAGCGAAAGTTTTATCTATTTTAGGCGCATTAGTAAGCACTGGCAATTTGCATCATTGCCTTTTTTCTATTTTAGAATATTTAAAGCTTTCAAACTACTGCGAGATGTTAAGTGTTGTTTGAACAGACTTCTAAGCGAAATATATCTCTTCTTTTCACCCTTTCACTCCAAATTTCATTTTTACTGGGTTTTCACTTTCTTGTTTAACTCGTCAACCGCGTTAAAAACAGCTTCAATATCTCGGCGCCCCAATCTAGTTCTCTTCTGAACATAAAGGATAATAAGTTCTCTATGTAACGGTAGGGCCTGCAGTTTCGCTAAAGCATCAGCAATCTTGCCGAGGTTCTCAGCCATTTCTTCAGCATATGTCTTTCCACTCATCAACCTCACCCCCCTGTTCACTGCCAGTGTGAATTCCCTTATAATGCTTTTCTGGGTATAAAACTGAACGGTATTTTTTTAGAGTTTCCTTTGCGAACTTCTGAGCGTTTACAATCTTGCGTCTCACGTTTGTCCTATGCACAGCGATTTGTTTCGGGTTTCTTATGCCCAAGTTTAAAGCTGCCACGCCATCATCTGCTGATGTTAAAAGCATCTCCAGAACCTCTTTTTCCCGTTTGCTTAATTTCATACTTAATCGCTCAATGATAGTATCTTAACCCATTATTTATAACTTGTGTATTCATTCAAAATTAAGGTTCAGCCATAATTGGTTAAGGGAAAACCTATGTAATGGTTAGCATTTCTGAGCATGTTTAGTCTATATTAAATGCCTAAGAACTTGTTAACCTTGTTGGAGACACTCTCCAGAAATGAAGGCTAACAAATCATTAAAATCTTTGTGGAACCGACAATTTTTAGCCTGCTCATAAGTGCAAATCATTTCTTGGTGTGCACTCGCATTATCGCAGCTTCTACAGAAACTTTGGTGAATCTGTTTTAGTTTGGTAATTGCTTCTGCTCGGTTCAAACTGAAACCCCCTGAATAATAGACTCGCCTTTTTCACAGTCACGCCAACCCATCTGATAAGCCTTATAACTGAACCATATTAGCAGTAATATCATTATGATCACTAAGATCACTGATGCCACAAGTGCGCCCAAACCAAAACTAAACCAGTCCATTACGAAGTCATCTCCAGATTTGCTTTAATCCAGTAAACAGGCACAGGTTTCGCATCATGCAAGCCCTGTCTGTTGTCAAAACCTGTTTTTGCCGCTGACATTTCAATGTCACCATGTCCAACAAGAACACTTAAAATTGCTTGAACATAATGGTAGTTCCATTGCCCACTAGCGACCGTTGAATCTCCTCGGGCAAACCGTCTGATGTTATTTCTGAAAAGCCATCCTTGCACTTCTCGAACAGTCGCCTTTCTGCCTAGTTCTGTAAGACATTTTAGAATGTTCTCATGGTTTGGGCCCAGCCGCTTTAAGGCGGCGCCTTTCTGTGTGCCTTCCCCGACTTTTGCTCTGGCTTTAACAAAGATTTCTGTTCCACAGCGCGGGCATATGATTCTCAAATTATTTTTCCTCCAAACAAGCTAATTGCTCTTCAATCTTACTGGTGATTTCCTCTAGTTTTTGTTCACTGATAGGCGCCTTGTAACGGAATCTTAACACTGTCCAACCAAGCCGCTCTAACATGAAATCTATTTCTTCATCTCGCTCCAGTTTCTTACCTTTATGCACTTGTTCACCGTCAAGGTAAACAGCAAGTTTCTTAAAATTCCATTGAAAGTCTGGCACTGTAAATCGCAGAACAACCATTGAATCGGTTTTCAAGCCTTTGGTTAACTGCTTCTCTGTAAGTTTCTTGCGAAGTCTTATTTCAGCATCTGAAACCGAAACTTTCATCCGATCTCTAAAAGTCATGTTCAGTTCCCTCTTTTGCAGCTGCTATAATATTCACTTCTAATGGTTTTAGGGTTCTCCAACCCAAAAGAAATGTTGGCTTGTTAGTGTTGATTCCAAACTCTGAACCGCAGTCTTGACATTTCCATTTAAAAATGACAGGATGTTGCCAAGATCTCTGAACTCTGCCGCCGCAGCCAGGGCAATTATAGGTGCAGCATTCTTTTTTTAACCGTTCCATTTTTATTCCTCAGTTTAATGTATAGTGCCTAACCATTTAAAGCTTAATTTTTTCATAAACTTATAAAGGGAAATTGATAACAGTCTTCTGAGGAACCGATTTGACTGAAATACCGAAAACAGAATATATAGATCCTTCAGAGTTGAAGACTGACGGCTCAAACCCTAATGCTATGACCAAGCCGCAACTTAAAAGACTGGAGCTAAGTATTCAAAAATATGGTTTTATTGTTCCAATAGTGACAAATCATGATCTCCTTGTGGCTGACGGAGAACAACGGCTTACTATTGCGCTTAAGCTTAAGCTTAAAAAAGTGCCAGTTATTAGGTTGCCAGTTGAAGATGTCGATCGAAGAATGCTAAGGCAAATTTTGAATAAATTAAAAGGTCAACATGATATTCTGAAAGATGCTTTAGAATTTGATTTAATGCTAACTGAGAATGCTAACAAAGGTGATATGCTTCAGATTTTAGATATGAGTGCCAAAGATTTACAACTTCATTTAGAGCTTCTGAAGGAATGCCCTAGCAACATCGTTAACACTGGAACGGACAGTCAACATCACTGGCGCTATACCCCTTCGCATGGAAATGATGTTTTAATAGGTTTCGGGGAATACTGTGAATGGGTGAACTTAGAGCTGATAGAGCCTGTGCAAGCATATCTTAAAAACT